CTACTTCGCCGCCGTCAGCGCGTCGTAGTCGCGCTCGCACTGCTGGCCGGCGATGCGGGCACGGTCAGCATACTCTGCCAGGTCGCCCGCGCGCTGGTCAGCGCGGCCGAGCACGTCGGCAAGCAGATCGAGGGCGTCGCCGGCTGCCGGGCTTCCGGCGGGAGCGGCGGGATGGCGGGCGGCTGCGACGAGCTGGTCGACGCGCTGCTGCAGGCTGCCAGCGGCAGCACGAGCAGCAAAAGCATCCGCGAGCGCGGCCGTGCGTTGTTGGTTCGCATCGTTTGCGATCTCCGATTGGGCCGCGGTGCGGCGTTGTTCTTCGGCGCGGGCCGCCGCAACGGCTTTGGCCTGGTCATTCTGCGCGGCGACGGTCGTCGCTCGCACGCCGTCGGCATGCCCCTTGAAGTAGCAGCCGCCGGCCGTGATCGCGAGCGCGACGATGAAGGCCAGCCAGAGGCGCGAGTCGAGGATCGTCATGCGGCCACCTCCCCGCCCGCCGACCGGTACGCAGCGAGCAGCCGCTCGATGTCGTTCTCGTGCTGCCCGTAGCCGGCGCCCGGCAGACTGGCCCAGACGTTCGACACCTTCGCGACAGCCTCGAGGAAGCGGCCGGCATCGATCAGCGGCAACGCGCCGTGATCGCGCAGCTGTTGCAGCGCATACCGATCCTGCGAAACCGGGCCGAAGTCGGGCAGCTTCATCTGCGCCTGGTAGATGCGCCACCAGCGGAACAGGATCTGATATCGGCCGGCCGCCGTCGACGGGACCGGGATCTGTCGGTTCAGCACGTTCGGATGCGCCGCGTAACTGGAGAACAGCAGCGGCCGCGCCGGCGTCGAGCCGACGAGCACGTTGTACCCGTCATCGGACTTCGCGAGCAGCGCGGCGCCGATCTCGCTAGCCGCGATCATGTCGAGGAAGGCCACGCGGTTCTGGCCGCCGGCCGCGACTGCGTCAATGCGCGCCATGCTTGTGCTCCTTCGTCCACCAGTAAGCCTTGCGTCCCATCACCCACAGGCACACGATCGCCGTGCCGACCGTCATCATGGTCTCGGGCAGGTCGATCACGGGCAGCATACGGATCGGCTTCAGCACGTTGACGGCGGCCGAGATGCCGACGATCGAGAAGCCGACCGTGCCCCACCAGCCTGTCGCGATTGCATCGGTGACGGCGATCCAGATGCAGAAAGCAAGGACGATGAGGTTTGCGAGAACGAAAATCGTGACCATCACGGACCTCCGAAGATGCGTCGTTTCAGGGCCCCGATGAAGTCTGCGTTGTTGATTTCTTTGAAAACCTCTTTCGTGACCGCCAGCCCGAACAGGCCGACGAGGAAACCGATGGCCTGCTGCGCGCCGCCGTCGGTGATGGCGAACCATGACACGGCGGCCGGGCCACCGTAGTACGCAATCGCGGCGCCGGACAGGAACGACACCGCTTTCTGTCGGCCGGTCAGCCCATCGCCGATGAAGCGCAGCGCGATCAGTGAGCCGACGGCTCCCGGCACGATCTTCACGAGCAGCGCGCCGGCAGCGGCCGCAATACTGGTTGTCGGTTCAGCCATGTCCGAATCGCCTTAGTAGGGGCCTTTGACATGGCCGCTGAAGTAGAACGCGTTACACACGACACGTGCTGTTTTATCCGCGAGCAGACCGGGATATCCAACAGTCGCGGTGGGATTTGCGCGCGAGCCAACAAGTGCTCCATTCACGTACACGTCGATGCTCCCGATCGATACGTCGACCTCAATCTCACCCGTCCAATCGCCGGCGCCGAAGACACCCGGAATGTAGGTATCGAGTCCGCTTCCGTTCACGAAATCACGGATAACGAGCTGTGTCCCGGCGCGAAGGACGAAGATCGCGTTCGGGCACAGGATCTCGCCCGATGCCGGAAGGTCGCGCCAGATCGCGACACCGTTCTGCACCGTGTCGGTTAGCTTCAAATTCGCAACCACGGAGTACGGCGCGCGCAGCTTCCGGGTGAAATCTCCGCACGTCCACCAGTTGCTGTTTGCGGCGCTAAGTCGCAATGTCTGTGCGCTCCCCGACAGCGCCGCCGACTTCATCAGTGCACCCCGCGTAACGTGCAGGTGTTCGCGGCCCACGAACTCAATTGCTTCGATGAACGCCTGGCCGGCCGCGTCGTTGCGGACCATGAAGAAGCGCTTTCCCTTTTTCAGTTCCGGGCAAATCAGTGTCTGGCGAACGGCGATTGCGGCATCGTGGACAACCGTTGCTTGCGGCTGGCCGCGCGAAACTACCCCACCACCCGCGTAATAGACGCCCATCTGATGCGACCCGCTCGTCCGGTAGCTGTGAATGACAGGGAACACGTCAGCCTGGACATCAACAGCGACAAGGTACGACTCACCTGCAGCAAGTTGGATCAGCCGATCACTGCCCTTTCCACCCGTCCAGTTGCCGTTACTGTTCGTACCACCCCACCCGAGCCCATCGTTCGGGTAGTACATTTCCATCGGCGAAACCTTCTTCATGCCACCGTCTCGTTTCATGAACAACGTAGCGAGTTGAAACCCGATCTCCGCGTACGCAGTCGGGGTAAGGTGCGTACCATCGGTGTACAGATCGGTGACGGTGCTAAGAATGTCGGCGGTATCAACGAAAATGCAGTTGAAGCGCGCGGCAACGCGCTGCGCAACCTGAGCGTAAGGCCGAATGTTGTTGTCCCCGTCGGGCCACATGTTGGGCGGTGGTCCGAGGATGATGACTGCGGCGCCCTTCCAGATTTCGCGAACCGCAATCATGGAAAGATTGCGAGCATATTCATCGATAGGCACGACGCCGTTACCGCCGTAATTGTTGGCGTCGTTGTGCCCGTACATGATGATCGCAACGTCAGTGCCGCTCGCGTTGTGCCAACGAATCAGACCTTCACGCGTGCTGTCGCCCGGAAAGCCGAGGTTCGTCACGAGGATATTTTTCGCGAATCCGGAAAACGTAAGCGCAAGCTGCAGGTTCTCGGGAAACGGTTGAGAGCTACGCGTCTGTGTTGCTCCGTTGATCGGCGCGCCCGTGCCAGTAGGCGACGTGTCTTGACCGTAGGTCAGCGAGTCGCCGTAACACGACGCATAGATTTGACCGCCGTTTTGCGCTTTGCTGATCAGTTGCCCGAGCCGCTTCGTTGAATCCTCAATACCCTCGACCGTAATCGGCGCGTACAGAATTCCTGGTCCCGTGAGACGAGCGCCGGATTTGAATACGAACAACGACGTCGATGTCACGTCGCGTTCAAGATAGAAGGTTTCCCCGGGGACGGTTACTTGACCGAGCGCCCCGGCCTTAGCTGATGCCCTCTCGAATGCGGTTGCATACCAGACACCGACATCATTGCGTGGGCCGTAGTCCTTTACCGATACGGTTTCCCGCATCTTGTCTTGGAATGTTCGGACAACTGCTCCTGCGCCGTCTTGTAGGAACGTGCCAAGTGCCCCTTGCGCGCCAGAGGTTATTTTTTCGGCGATGTCGCGCGCTGATCCGAACGTAGCAGCATCCGTGTCGGAAACCGGGTAGCCAAGGCTCACAATGCGGTTGTTGTTCGCGCGGTACGCTCCTGAGCCGTTCACATCGTCTCGGCCGAGCATCAGTGCACGCGACGAGACAGGATCGCCATTCCCGATCAGGTACCCCTGCCCCTGAAGTGCCATCCAGATCCGGTCGAAGTCCGCGTTGACTGTGTCGGCCAACAGGTCGCCGTTGTCCTGGTAATCCTCGCTGCGCATCAGCGCGACGCTGCGGAACAGCATGATTCTTGTGCCCGGCAGCGGAGCAGTGGCGAACGTGACCCAACCAGAATCAGCACCGATGCCAGAAATCGTGTACGAAATCGGAGACGTCACGCCATCGATTGTGACGGTCAGGTCCGCAGGATCAAGCACGCGAAACGGGAACACGTACATCGTAGAGATGCCGTTTCCGATGTACGTAGCGATGGGGCTCTGGATTGGGACAGTCACGCGGCAACCTCTCTGCGGAAGGCGCCGCGATGCGGCGCTACACTTCGAGCGTCACCTCATGGACGCCCGTTGATGGACGCCAATCGTGCCCCTCTGGGGCTGTCGGATTCCCGACTATCCGGCCAATGCGCACCGGGCTTTCGAGGATTGCGGAGGCTCCAGAATCGATGAAATCGTCAGGCTGCCGCTTCACCATCGGGTTGAAGGACTGCATCTGGTCCCACACTGGACTGTCGAGCACATCGACGTGCGCCCATAGGACGCCCGATTTCAGCGGCGGCTCGATGCCCGCGAGGATCTTCTCGTTCTTGTTGATGGTCGCCGCGATATCCTTCACACCGCACACGATCTTCCGCTGTCGCAGCGCCTTGCGCAGCAACTGCGGCACGAACGAGCCGACGCCGTTCGTTTCGACGTAGATCAGCGGGATCGCGAAGCGCTCAACCAGATCGCACACCTGCATGACCTGGCCGCCCGTGATCTTCGAATTCTCACCGCTCGAAAATTCGGCGAACTCGCCGAGCATCGCCTGCGCGACGTGCCAGTAATAGTTACCTGCCGCATCGTCGAGCACCAGAGAAAACGCCGAATCGTCGCTGCCGACCTTGCCTGTCGCGCAGTCCCAGTAGGCGCGCGCGCTGACGATGCGCGTGCCGCCGAGCATCATGCGCATTTCTCGGTTTGCTCGCTCGACGATCGGGTGCACGTCGTACGGCTTGAGCTTCGTGGGATCGAGCCGGACCTCGGTGAGCGGCTTCGCTTCGAGCTGGTACTGCGAATCCCAGTAGTTGAGCGTCCGGCACTTCTTCCGCCGCTTCTCGATGTCGTCACGCGTGAAGCGCTCTGGCCATGCACAATGCGCGTAGATGTCGATCACCATGCCGGGCGGCCGCGAGAATACGACCTCGCGCCCCTCGACACGATAGTCGACGCCCTCGCGCAACAGTCGCGCGTGCTTGAAGATGCCGGCCATCACGTACAGGCCGTCATCGCCTGGCGTGAAGTCGAACCGGTAACGCGTCTCGGAGGACGTGTCCTCGTACCGAACACCGGCCTCGAACAGCGGGATCTTCAGCGAGGCCGCGCCGGCCGCGATCAGCTCGGGATAGATCGAGTCGTGCGTGTGCGGCGTGCCGATGTACGTCTCCTGGCCGCCGGGCACGAGGATGAAGGTCGCCTCCTGAATCTTCAGCCGCAGGTTCTCGCGCGCCTCGGGCGTGCGGATGTTCTTCGGCACCTCGACGTCGTCGTAGTCGATGCTATCGGCACGTGCGGACGTCACGTTCTGGTCGACGCCGACGGCTGTCATGCTCGCGTTACGCGGGTCGTTCGCGCCGTTCACCCAGAACATCTGCGCACCTGGCTTCGTCGGCAGGATGCCAGCGCACAGCGGGTGCCGGCGCAAGACGTTGATCACGTCGCGGGTGAGCTTCTTCGACAGCGGCCCGTCGGCCGACCAGATCAGCGAGCGCAGATTTGGATCGCAGTACAGGCACCATGCCTTGAACACCGCGTAGATGGTCGACTTCGCCGCGCCGCGGAACACCTGCAGCACGCGCACCGGATCATCGCAAGTCGCGAGCCAATGGCAGACCCGGACATGCAGCAGGGGCACCTTCCAACCCTGCTGCTTCGCCCACATCAGGAAGAAGGCGAGGAACCCGACCTTACGATTTTCCATGTGCGCGCTTGTCGAACTCAGCCTTCCGCGCGCGCTGCTGCACCTGATCGAGCAGCCGCTCGGCTTCCTTCTCGGCAGCCGCGACTTCCGCGTCGAGCTCGTCCTCGGTCTCGCTCACACCGCCAGCCGCCGCCCCCTCTCCGCCCTTGCTCGCGAGCTGGATCACGCTGACCAGCGAGTGCACGCGGCCAATCAACATCACCGTCGCGGCCGCATTCTTCTTCGACCAGTACCGGTCGCCGCGCGTCGCCTTGTCCATCGTCGCCAGCGCGACACCAGCGCCCGGCCAGCCGTCCGGGTCTGCCTCATCGAGAAACACGTCGGTCAGCTTCTCCGACAGCGCCTGCAGGCGCTCGTATTGATCCTGCCGCATCATCCCCCCTGAAACGCATTATCGAGATTCGGCGCGCGTTGCGGCGCGCTCGTGCCCGGTTCCCAGAAGTAGTCATTGTGGTATTGCTGGCGCGACTTCGCCACGTTTCGCGACGTCACGCCCGGTGACAGGTTCTCGGCGATGTTGTCCCAGATCAGCCGGTTCCACACCGTTTTCCAGAACCAGAGATTCACGAGCGGCATGTTCGACTGCGCGACCTTCAGCAGGTCGGCGCCGACGTGCGTATCCTTGCCCTGTGCCGCGTCCTGCACGTTCGTCGACAGCGCGCGCAGCGGCTGGAACAGCGTCGAGAGCACCGGGCCGCCGACCGCGCTGCTCAACAGCGAGCCATAGTCGGCGCTCTGGAACGCCGCGGTGAGCATGTCGCCCGCGAAGCCGGCGCCACCGCCGACCGAGAATGCGCGCGTCCAGAAGCCGGCCGCATGCTTCACGTTGTCGGCCATGGGCTCAGGATCTTTCCCGGCGAGCAGGTTTTTCAGCTGCGTCGACAGCGCGCCGATCAGCGTCGTGCTGACGACCAGCGCCGCTGCGTAAGCAATCGGGCTTGCGAGCGTCGGCGCGCCCTCGACGCGGTAGTCGCCCGAGCGCCGCATTTCACCGATGCGCCCCCAGTGCCGCGAGATCATCGCGAGCGGGAACGACTTGAACTGCATGAACGTTTTCTGCAGTTCGCCCTGCCACGTGCCCGGCGTCGCTGCGGCGAGCACCTTCGTGCGCAGGTCAGGATTCAGCACGGCGAATTCGCCTTCGTCGCGGATCATGCCGAGCAGCTTCGGCACGACGTCGGCGGCGCGCGCGTCGCCGGTCCCGTATAGCGAGTCCGGCGTCAGGTATTTCGAGCCGTTGTACTCACCGGGCGTCGCGCGGTTCACGAGCGCCCAGTCGTCAGCCGTGATGCCTGAACGCGTCAACGAGCGGCGGTCCCACTCCGTGAGCTTGCCCCACTCGGTGCCACCGATCTCTGCGAGGCCGCGCATCATCTGCGCCTGGAACGCCGTGCGAAGCGCATCCGTCCATCCGGTGACGCCGCCGAACTTCATCGTCTGCGCCGACAGCCATTTCGCCCACGTGGTCGCAAGGTGATCCGTGCCCCACCGGTTCAGACCGTGCTCCAGCGTTTCCGCGATCAGCCCCTGCGACGTGAGCCAGCTGCGGTAATCCTTCGATCCTGGTGCCATCAGGCGCGTGGCCGTGCCGAGCGTCTTGAAGAACGGCACGCGGTTGTAACCGGCCGTGACGAACATCGTGCCGACGTCGCCGAGCGCGGCGAGGATCGTGCCCTGCAGCTTGATCGCGCTGACCGTCGTGCGCAGCGTCTCGAAGCGCCGCGCGAGCGCCGGATTTACGGGTGTGTTGGTCGCGCCCGTCACGTAATTCCAGTACGCGCCGACCGACGTCATGCCGCCTTCGAGCGTGCGCATTTCGGTGTTGTCGTGCAGCGCGGTCATTTGCATCTGCGTGCGCATGTTGCGCGTCGGGTTCGGGCCGTAGCGCTCGACCAGCGCGATATTCTTCGACATGCCGCCGACGTGGTCGATCAACGCGTTCAGCAGCGAACCCTCGCCGTACGCCCGGTTGTACTCGATGTGCGCGTCGGCGTTCTGGAAGTGCAGGACGCGATGCTGCGAACCGGCGTTCGCGCGTGCGGCGCCGCCGGTCGTCTCGCCGGGCACGATCTTGTTGACGCCGCCGTACGCGATCGTGTCCCAGACGCCCTGCTTGCGCGGCTCGACACCCATGCCGCGCGCGGCGATGTTGCGGGCTTCCCATGCCTCGCGATCCTCACCGGTCAGCACGCGGCGCAGCGCAGCGTCGTCCAGCGGATTGCCGGCGTCGTCAAGGTACTGCGAGCGGTCGAGGCGCGGCAGCACGAAGTCGGCCCACGCGTGCCGCGCGGCGTCCGAGCCGTTACCGAGGATCTTCGCCTGCGAGTGACGGATCGGCACGTAGCCATAGTCGAGCTGACCGACGTTGCCGCCCGCGCGGTTGAAGCGCTCGCGCATCGCGTTCGATGTGCTGCTGATCTGCTCGGCCGCCGCCTTCGCCACCTCGTTTCCGGTCGACCCGTCGGCGCCGCGGTAGATCTCGCGGATGATGTCGCGCTCCATCGCTGGGTTGTCGACGTCGAACGCGCGCGCGAGGAAGTTCTGCCCTTCCTTCATCGACTCGATCGCGCCCATCGTCTGCCGCATGTAGTCGGCCTTGATGCCGCCCGCCAGCTCGTACGTGCGCTCGATGTCCGATTTCACCGCCTTCTCGCGGGCGCGCTTCGCATGCGCGCGCTCCGGATCGGCATACAGAGATTCCTGAATCCGGTCGGTCGTCTCGATCTGCTTCGCGATCTGCAACTGCTTGCGGGCCTTGTCGAGGTTCGCCTCGCCCTCCAGCTGCTGCCGCGCCCAGTCGGCGCCAGCCTGCACGCGCTCTGCCTCCGTCATCGAGCGCCAGGCGGCGGGATCCTGACGCGACACGGCGCGCATGCCGGCGCGCACGCGGTTCTCGATGCCGTCGAGTTCGGCTTTCGTCAGGTCTCGGCCGGCCGCCTGAGCGACCGCCGCTGCGCATTTTGCGTGCATGAATTACTCCATCGTCCGAATGAAACAGTTCGCCGCCACCTCGAACAGCTTGGCATCGGCCATCGTCGCGGCGTGCTCGGCGTCGATCGTATCGAGTGCGTCGCGCAGAGAGCCGCGGAACTCGCCGGCCGTTGCATCGAATTCGACCTGCGCATCAGGCGTCGCAGTCGCCGCATCGCGCAGGTTCGATTCGACTGCCGTCGTCGGGCGCGCGGCAGGCTCGCCCGTGCCAGTCAGGTCGCGCACCGCAGCGGCCAGCACGTCGGCGCTCGACGGCGCGCGGGCGGCGGCCGCAGCGTTACTTGGCGAAATCGACGGCGTCTGCTCGGCAGCGGCCGCCGTCACGTCGGCGCCGCGCTGCGCTGCCTCGGCGGCGCGCACGGCCGGCGTGCGGTCAGCCTCGCGCTGTGCACGCGCGATGCTCGACACGAAATCTGCGATCGCCGTGCGACGCGTAGCCGGCGCGTCGATACCGGCGCGGGCGGTGCGCATCTGCTCGATCTGCGAGTCGAGCGTCGGCAACTGGTCGCTCGCGCGCTGCGCTTCGGCGTTCTGCCGGATCATGCCTTCCAGCCGCGCGACCTGCGCCTCGTGGTCGGCCTGCGCCGCGTCGATGCGGCGCTGTGCCTCGGCCGCCGCAGCCTTGTACTTCGAGCCCTGGTCCTGCAGTTGCCGCGTCAGTTCCTTGACGCCCTCGGGTGACGTGTCCGGCGCGTTCGCGCGCAACTGGTCGAGTTCGGCGCGCGCCTGCGCGACGGCGCCCGGCTCGGCCAGATTCGACGCCGTTGCCGCGAGATCGCCACGGTACGACTCGGCGTCGGCGATCATCCCCTCGAGCGCGTTCGCGCGCGTGACGTCGTCCGGCGCGAAGTAGCGCGAGACGTCCGGATACCCGCCGTCGTCCATCTGGCGCGCGGCCAGCTCGAAAGCGTCCTGATGCGCGGCCATGCCGTTCACGTCGTCCGGTGTGCCGAACACATAGGCGTCGTCGACAATGCGCTGCCCGCGCGCCATCAGCGCGGCGTCGACCTCCTGCGGCGACGGGTTGAAGCGGTAATCGTCGATCGCATGGTTCGCGACGTAGTCGTCGTAGCGCTTCAGATACGCTGCGGTCTCAGACTTCGACGGCGCCTTCTTGTCGAGAACTAGCGCAGCTTGATCCAGGCCACCGTCGTACTCGGCCAGTGCGGCGCGAACATTTCCGTCATACCGCTGCATCAGGTCCTTCGCATAGCGGCCTGCCGCGTCGATCGAGTTGACCGGGTCTTTTGGATCGCCATTCCCGAATGCCTTCCATGTACGCGGGATGAACTGCATCACACCCTGCGCGTTGGCCGACGAGACCTGATTGCTGTTCGACATTTCGCCGCGATTCTTGATGAACAGCAACAGCGAAGCTGGGATGTTTTCGCGCTGCGCGACCTGCACTGCGTATGCGTCGAGGATTGGCGAGTCGTACGGCAGCTGCTTGCGCACGGCTACGTCGAGCGTCGGTAGTGGTGTGGCGGGGTCGGCGGCGCGCGCCGCGCGTGCATTCATCGCCATGCCGCCGACATGCGCCGCACCGAAGACACTGGAGAGCGCGAGCGAGGCGGCGAGGTTCGTCGGATCAAGAGGGTCAATCTGATCGGCAAGGTGGTCGTAGCCGGCATTTTTCAATATCGATTTTTCGGCGACTGCCTGTGCTACTGCCATACCGGGACCGCCGACCGCGACGAGCGTCGCTGTGCGGCCTAGCGTTGTACCTGCCACGGGCAATCTCGCCCCGAGTGCCGCTACAGTTGCCTCTGCCCCACCAACGAGGGTTCGCGTCCCGACGTCAACGCCTTCTCGTTGCAATTGCTCGGCGCGAGCCATACCGATTGAGGCTGCGCCAAGGTACGGTGCAGCGGGCCCGAAGAAAGGCGCACTTCCGACTATCTGACCAATACCACTCACCGCCCCTTGCACGATCTGATCGGTTTGAGTTGTAGTAGTCGGGTTGGGCCGGAAGGTCGCGGCAAGATCGTAGAACGTGCCCCCAACGGGTGATTCGAAGAGGTGCCCGGCCTTTGCCCGCCTGATATTTTCCTGCTGGTCTGAAGCGAGAAGTGCAACAGGGTCAAACGTAAGGGATTCAGGGTCGTTTGTGAGTTGCCCAACGGCAGCGCTCGAATTCGCATAGAACGCGCCAAGATTCGCACCGGCTTCGCCAAGTCCGCGCCCAACAGCGCGTGCTATCGAGCCGACGCCGGTCGACGGCTGCGGCTTTGGTTCGGGCGGCAGTTGAACATTGCCCTGCCCGGACAGGTAGGCGGTCGTCGTGTCTTCGTAGAGAGGATCGATCGGCATATCAGCGTTTCGGTACAGGTTTCGTGAGATGGATGAGCAGCGTCGCGCCGGTTGAATCCGTGACTGCACGCGCTCCAGTCATAACGGCATACGTGCCACCAATGCCGATGCGCTGCAGCCGGTAGCTTGCGAACTGCTGCATGAACTGGTCGACGGGGATTTTCGTGCCGTTCGCGATGACGCTGTCGACCGGCCGGCCGCCGGGCTGGTTCTCGATGTTCGAGACCGACGCCGCCTTGACGCCGCCGTCGAAATCGTCATCGGACCATCCCCACGGCTTCGCGGCCATGTATCGGTCGCCGCGCGGATCGACGCCGCCGGTCTTCGACAGACCGCCGGTCGCCACGTTGACTCCGGTCAGGATGTCGGTCGAGTTCGGAACGTCGCGGCCGTTATTCCGCGCGCTCGCCACGGCGGCGAAATATGCTGTCTTGCGTGCGTCAGCAAGTTGCTGTGTCGGCAGCACGCCATCACCGATCTGCTTCGCGATCGTGGCCTGCATGCCGGTCGCGGCCGCCGAATCGACCTTCACCAGCTTGTTCGACAGTGCGTCCTGTCCGTCCAGGATGTACTGCGCAACGGGCATACCGCTCTGCATCATCAGCGGGCCGCCCGACGGATCGGCCGCACCGGCCTTCATCGCGAGCGCCGCCGCCGGGCTCTTGTCCTTCCACTGCTCAGCCAGGTCGTTGATGCGCGCGGCGTTCCCCATCGAGCGACCGAGCATCGCGAGCGCCTGCGCCTTCGTGTTCGCCGGCAGCGCGTCGACAGTCTGGAGCACGCTGCGCGCTTCGTCAGGCGTCAACAGCGACACGCGGCGGCCAGCCTTGTCCTCGACGACTGGCGCGAGCTGTGCGCGCGCCGCGAGCGACGACGCGAGCTGCGTGATGCCAGACGTGTCGATCGCGGGCACGCCGGCAATCGCACCGCGCTCCAGCGCCGCATTCCATGGGTCGCGCTTGTAAGCTTCGTCAGATGCCGTCAGGATCTGCTTCTGCTGCTTGATGGCAGCAGCTTCGATCGGATCAGTACCCGCCTGATTTTGCTTTGCCTCGTTGGCCTGCACTGCTGCGCGCATCTGCGGCACCGAAAGCGTCGAGAAACCGGCGCCGGCTGCCGCGCGCGCGATCAGCTGCTGCGCCTGAGATTCGAGCGACGTACCGCGCGTGTCCGCAATCAGCTGCTGTGTGTACTCCGGAGTAAATCGCTTGCCCTGCGACATCAGGTCGGTTCCCTGATTCACTGCCGTAACCGCGTTACGCTCGCGCGCCTGCTGCTCGCTGTTCATCTGGTTTTCCAGCGACAACCGGTTCGACACGACAGACGCGAGCACCTGATTGCGCTTGCCCGCGTCGAGCTTGCCCGCGTAGTAGCCGTCCGGCGACGTCAGATCCTTCTCCAACTGCGTGAGCGCGGCGAGGTCGCCCGTGCCGCGCGCTGCGATCGCCGCCGACTGCGCATGCGCCACGTACTGTGTGTCCTGCCAGTCCTGCGCTACTTGCATCGCACGCGGCTGCGGAATACCGGCTGCGGCCGCCGCGCTCAGATACGCCTGCTTCGTGCTCGCGACAGTCCCGTCGATGCTGGCCGGATTCGTCGCTATGCTCTTGCCGGCGGTGTCGAGCAGCGTCGCCGCGTTCGTCGCGATGAGCTGCTGCGTGTTCTTCGTCAGCGCCTCCTGCATGCCGAGCGCGACCGTGCGATCGAGACCGGCCGACTGCGTTGTCGCGATGTTCTTGTAGTGGCCGCCCGGCAGCGCGCCGATCGTCGACTCGAACGACTGCTTCTGCGCGTCGGCGACCTGCTGCTGGTAAGTCGGCTGATCGATCGCACCGCTCGCCAGCTGCTCGCCGGCCGTCTTCATCGCTGACTGCACATTCGTCGCGTGCGACTGGTATGCAACCGCGGCGTTCGTGCGCGCGAGGTCATCGTCGAGCTTCTGTTTCTGCTGGAACAGGCCGGCCGCGATCTGCGTGCCGGCATCGCCGATGCCCTGCAGTGCGCGGCCGGTAGCCGCGCCGAACGCGTTCGGGTCAGCCTGGACCGCCGGCGCGGGCTGCGCAACTGCGCTTGCCGGATCGCCGAGTGGGATTCGTGCCATGTTTCCTCCGGATTACGAGCTGGCGAGCGACTTCCAGCCGGTGATGAACTTCGACGCGCCGGACAGCACCGAGCCGAGCGCACCCATGTTGCCCGCGCGCTGCTGCTGTTGGCCGGCCGCCAACGTCATCTGCGCCTGCCCGCGCATCGCCTGCGCCTTCGTGTCGGCGCTCAGGATCGTGTTCAGCGCGTCGGTCTCGGTGTTCTGGCCGATGCGCTCGCGCACGTCGTTCGAGGTGCCGGTGCCGACGTTCACGCCCGACGCGGCGAGCGCGGCCGTCGCCTGCCCGGCCGTCGTCTGCCCCTGCTCGCGGATGCGCTTCGCCTGCTGGTAGCCGGCGGCCTGCGTCTGGTCTGCCTGCATCAGCTGCTGCTGCGCACTGAACTGCGCGGCCTGCTCGGCAGCCGTGCCCTGCTGCGCCGCGCCGCTCGCGGACGTCAGTACGGACGCGACGGCGGGCAGATACTTCGCCCCAGTGGTCACAGCACCCATGATCGAAATCGGGTCACACATGCGGCACCTCGAAAGTTATGACGGCCTCGATGAGACCGAGCGTTTTGTAGAAGCGGGCCGTCTGCTCGACGTGCACGCCAGTGGAAATGCCGAGGAACGTGTCGATCGCGCCGTGCTCGCACGCCCACTCGCGATAGGTGCGCACGAAGCGCGCGGCAAGCATCCCGCCGCGGTGCGCCGGATCGATGAACAGGCCGAAGTCGCACGCGATCCTGTCCTCGGACATCCAGTGCTCCATGACCATCGCAGCCATGACGGCGATCGGTCTGCCGTCGCGCTCGGCCATCATCAGGAAGCCGTCCTCGCTCGCAATCAGCCGCTCGAACAGCGCAACGAGCTTCGGCGCGGAGAAGCGGTAACGCCGGTAGCGCGGCGACTCGGCGGCCATCAGCTCGCCGAGTTCGACGAGCGCGGGCACATCGTCAGGAGTAGCGTTGCGGATCATGGTCAGCCCGTGTTGACGGTGAACTGGCGCAGGAGCGCGAGCACGTACCAGTCGTACGGCTGGTCCTGCGTGATGGTGATTTCGGACGATGAATCCCACCCGAATTCCGTGATGTCCTTGTCGCCGGTGAACGGCTCAGGCGGCTTGTTGAGCACGTTCTCGCCGAACTCGCGGAACGGGATGATCTGGCCGTTGACCAGGCATCGGATCGTGTTGAGCACGCGCAGGATCACGCGGCCCGTGCGCTGCTGGTTGCCCTGCGACGTGCCGAGGCCGCCGGACAGGTTCGGCGTCAGCGCGACGATCGAGCTGTCGTAGTGCAGGCCGATCTCGAATTTCTTCGCCGGCCGCGGCAGAGTCACCTGGCCGCCCGTTACCGTGAACTCGCCCATATAGACGTCGTCGGCCTTCACGTCGCACGTCTTGCCTTCCAGCGAGCCGAGATTCACCCATACCGTGCCGCCCGCGTCGCTCGTGCCGACGATCGCTGCATCGGTCTGCACGCTGGCGTCGAGTCGTTCGACGTACTGCACCGTGTTGCCGTTCACGGTGCGCTGCACGACCGCGAACAGTACATCGCCCTCGTCGCCCGGAATGCAGCACACCGACTTAAACAGGCCGTCCGTCGTGTGACGCGCGAACCCGCACACGTTCTCATCGCGGTCATAGGTCATCGACACGAGCACGCCGTCGGCGCGCAGCATCCACACGACCGGCGTCGGCTCGGCCTGAAACGCCAGATCGACGACGCCCGACTCAGTGATGTGCGCGGCGAGGCGCGTGAGATTCTGCGAGCGGAACGAATCGGTGTTGAAGTCGTATGCCATCGACCGGAGCTTCTTCGCGGCGCGCTGCGGGAAGATCAGCTCATTGCCGACGCGCACCGGGCGCGGCCGCGCGCATCCGTAGATCGACTGGCTGCGCACGTTGATGTTCGTCGGCGTGATGGCGCCGGCCGAGCCGCCGTCAACCGTGAATTCCTCGCCCTGCGTCAGCACCGTGAGGATGCGTGACGACGCCAGGTGCATGATCTGGTTCACTTGGTCGGACGCGACGTCGTACGAAAAGCCGTCGCTGTCGTTCGTGCCTGGCGTGTAGTCGTAGTAGAGGCCCGTGCCGCTCGCCCAGATCCGTTCCGGGAACCCGCCGGAGCCAGCCGCGTACAGCCGCTGCTGGTACAGACTCACCGCGCAAGGATAGCCGTCGATCGGGTTCCACATGAACGTCTTCAGCGACCAGCCGCTCGGCGAGGCCGTGATAGTGGCCGACAGCACTTTCACGATGCGGCCGTATGCTTTCGATGCGTCGACAACCTGCGTGATCTCGATCAGGCCGCCATTGATAGCCACATATGATCCGACGTCGCTCGATCGCCATGCCTGACCGACTCCGTACGCATAGAGCGCGCCGAGCACACTTCCTTCGAGCAGCGTTCCAGTGAAATTGAACGTGATGTGCGTCGCGTCCGGAACAGTCGCCACCGGGTACAAACCATCGAGGCCCGCTGACTCGAATCCAGACAGGACGAAATTTTGGCCGACCACCAGACCGTGCGGATTCACGGTCTCCAGCGTCATCGTCGTGCCCGATAGCGAGACTTTCTGAACCGCAATTGCCGGGCCATCGGCAACGAGCGTCACGGCACCGTCGACAGGCTTCGCGTTGCTCGGCGTGATCGCAACCAGAGGCGAGCCGTCGATCTTCCAACCATTGGCACCGAACGATGCCGATGTAAACGCACTCGTAATCGAAACGGTTGCACTCGTCGAACTGGCGACCGCAGTAATCTGGGCGACGCCAGCACCGGCGACGATGTTGCGGCCGACGTCGCTTGGGAGGAATGCGTCAGCTGAAGCCGATGCGCTGGCCGTGCCTAGCGCCGTCGACGACAGCACGATCGCTGCGAACGGCCGCACGCCGATCTCGTCGATCGGACCGGGATCGAACGGCGCATCGCTAATCGCCCATGCGGTTTGCAGGATGCGCACAAGCCGCTTCATCGGCATCGACGGGTGCGCGACGAACATCGTGTCGCTGCCCTGCGCATATTCCAGCTCGAAAAGCTTGTCGGCGGTCCACGGCGTCGCGATCTCGATGGGCGTCCCGGCCTGCTGGATCTGGCCGTCGACCGAATAGAAGCGCGCGTAGGATGCGCCCAGCTCGACGAAATACGCCTGCGATTTGCTGAACACGAACGGCACGAGCCGCGTCGTGCCCGTCGTCTTCGTCGCCGCCATCTGCTGGAAACCTGCCCGGCGCCGTGCGCCGCCCTCGATCTGCGGGATGGCGTTCAGCATGGTCTTCACGCCGTTCGCGTACCGATCGAGGTCGATGTGCCCTTCGAGCGGCGGAGACAGCTCGCCCGCGTTGAAATTCGACTGGATCGTGGTGACTTTCGCCATGGCTTACCGCCCCGGCGCGCGACCAGGCGCAGTCGTGTAGCTGGACAAGCGCGACTCCAGCAGCGGGAAATCGCCGATCGTCTCGGTGTCGTCGTCCTGCCCGTTGATCGCCTTGGCCTGCTTCAGCAACGTGGTGAACTCGGTCTGCGTCGTCTGAGCCATTGCTGCCGACTGCGTGATCGGATATGCAAGTCGCATCTTCATCGCGGCCGTCATCACGTCGACGAGCGTCGATTCCCACGTCGATTCGACCTCGTTCCTGAAAATGTAGACGAACGGCAACGCGTTCACGAACGCGAGGATGCGCTGTCCCTCCGCCGTGAAGTTCAGCGGGCATCGTGCACTTCCGACCTGCAACGTTTTCAGCCAGTCGGCCGGAAGCTGGAACTGATATGGGTAGTCGAATGCCGGTGCCTCGGCGAGCGGCGCGAGCACGACTCGCTTCGTGCATGAGTTCCACGGATGCGCACGAAGGACCGCATCGCGCATGTCAGGGTACAGGTTCGAGCATACCCTCGCGCGGTCCGTCGGTTCGTTGAACGAGGCGATCGGCTTGTCGCCGAGCTGAAGCAGTGCGTTCGAGCAGATCGAAATGCTGCTGGTCATGGTCGGTCCTCAAACAAAAAAGCCGGGAGCGAGCGCCCCCGGCATACTTCCTCCACCGCGCCGGGAATGGCGCGGATCAGTCGTTCACGTAGTGAGCCGTGACCGAGATCAGCTGACCCGGCGAGGCCGGCGTCGCAGCGCCCGCGATCGTGCCGTAGACGTCGACTTCGTACGGCGTCACGTACGTCTGACCGGCGTTCACGAGCGAGCCCGTCAACGCCGACACGCCCTGCGCAGCGTTGATCGCGGTCGCCGCCGACAGCCCAGCCGGAACCGCGCCCGACTTGTCGCTCGCCTTGCGCACGCCGATCGAGAGCGTGGACGACGCCGTGCCCGCTGCGTTGTTGATCGTCACCGCCGTGATGCGCGAGCCGCCCGGAATGCGACCGAAATAAATCGTGTCGCCGATCGCGCCCGCAATGGACGTGACCTGGCCGAACATGATCCTCGATCGGCCGCCGGTTTCGTTCGGCTGCAGCTTCGCGTTCGGCGCGCCCAGCACCTTTGCCATCTGTACCGAGTTGGTTTCTGCCATGATGTGCTCCTGTTTCGTTTCGAGATCGATGGGGAGCGGCGCGCTGCGCCGCCCATCACATCACGCTCAGAACTGGTAGTCGATCGTGACGACCTTCTTCTCGTCGGTGCGCACGGCGCCGTACGATTCGCCGATGTAGATCTGGATCGCGTTGCGCTTGTCGCGGCGCGGGCCGATGTCGATGTCGCGGTTCAGACCGACACCGAACTGCGTCGACGACTTCGCATACGCGCACGTGGTCTTCACCGTGCCGCTCGTCGCGAGTGCTTCGTACGGCACCCACGTGAAGCCGAGCCAGTGACCCGACAGCTTGCCGTCCTGCAGCATCTGCACGGCCATGAAGTCGGCCGACGTGAGCGTCGTGTCGCTCAGGATGTCCTCCAGCATTTCGGCGTCGTACAGCATGTACAGGTCTTCGCCGTTCTGCTCGTCGGCCTCGTTCTTGCGGAACAGCTTCTTCGCCGTGATCAGCTTCGCCTTCGTCATGCCGACGCCGCCGTCGAGGATCTTTTGCGAGGACGGCAGCGCGATCGAGCCGTACGGCAGCGCTTCACCAGCGCGCGTGATCGACGTGCCGATCAGCGACTGGTAGATCACGGCGTCCTTCTTGCGGTTGAGAGCGGCGAGGCCGTTTTGCATGTACGTGCCCTGCGGGTTCGCCTTCAGCTTCGGCAGATCGTACTTGTCGATCGGGGTCGACCAGTCCTTGTCCTGCATCAGCGCGACGCGCGTGTCGTTCGGGTTGTCGTTCCAGACGGTGTCCGACAGGCGCGACGTGACGTCGTTTGCCTCGGTCGCGCCCATGTTGTTCGCGGTGAAGCTCGAGCCCGTGACGTCGCCGTAGTTGCTGACGGTCGCCTGCAGGCGCGATTCCTTCTGCTGCGCGGCCATGATGTAGCCGTCGGCGAACTGCTGCACGAAGGCTTGGGTGATCGTTTCGTTGTTCGTGCTCATGGTGAGAGAACTCCCAAAAGGTTCGATGTCGTCTTGCCGCCTTCAGGGTGTTCCGCGATATGCGGGCCTGTTACGGGCTCACGTCGGCGAACGTGTGCTACCGGGCTCGTCGGGTGTTCCGCGCGCCACCGCGGGCCGAATGCGTTGCATCTTCGGCCGACGTGCCTGTCGGAATCCCGACCAAATCGAGCGCGCATAAAAAAGCCCCGCCGAAGCGGGGCAAACCGGCTGCTGCTGTTTGTCGTCAGACGATCGGCGTGTCGCCGTATTTGCGGTTGTAGTACGCGTCGATCCGCGCCCGCGTCGCCTTGTGGTCGGGGTGTTTCGGGTTCGTGTTCGCCTCGGAGATCATCAGCTTCTTCACGTCGTCCTCGGACATGAAGCCGCCGCCGCTGCCGTTGCTCGACGTGTCCTCGGCGAACTCGGGGCCGAGCGCGGCCATGATCCGGATAAACGTCGGGTTGTTCGCGAGGCCGGCCTTTTCGAGATCGTCGAACGACATGCTGGCGGCCTTCGCCACTGCCGTGCTCGCGCGGAACGCGAGACCCACGTTCTTCTGGAACGTCGCATCGTCGCCCCACGTCTTGCGCAGGTCCGCCGTTGCCGATTCGCTGCTGTACTGCTGGCCGCCGGCCACGAGACCCGGGACGACCGAGAAGTATTTCGCCATGACGCCGTCGAACTGCTTCTGCGACAGCCCGAGCGCGTGCATGTCGGAGCGGAACTCGGTGAACAGCTTGTCGTTATTCAGGTCGCCAACCGCATCCTTGAACTGTTCCGGAATCGTCACCTGGTACTCGGTGGCCGCTGCCGGCGGCGCGCCACCGTCGACCATGCGTTTCGACAGCTCGCCGTAGCCGCCGGCCAGCTTCTGCGCGGACGCAGTGAGATCGAGCGCGCCGTCGGCGCCGTTCACGCGGTATTTCTCCGGCAGCCAGTCGAAACCACCTGCGCCGGCCGCGGAAGCACCGCCAGCAGCGCCCGCTCCTGCGCCCGCTCCTTCGCCGCCAGCGCCGGCCCCGGCCGCAAGCGCTGAACCGCCGCCGGAAGCTGATGCGCCGCCCCCACCTTCGCCGCCGGCCGCAGCAGCACCACCGCCTGCGCTACCACCGTCGCCGCCGGCAGCGTCCATCAGCACGAATTTCCTGAAGAACATGAGACCTCCGTTATGCCGCGGCCTTCACGGCGGTGAGCGCGCCGGCCGACACGATCGCCGTGGCCGGGCTGTTGAGGGTTGCGTTGCCGGCCGACGTCGTGCCGTCCGACTTCTGCAGCGTCATCGTGACGCCGTTCGCGACGATGGCATCGGTAGCGGCCAGCGTCACCACGCCGTTCGTTGCGGTCAGGTTTCGCGTGACCGTGCCGGCCGAGTTCTGCACGGTCACGGCACCGCTCGGCGCAAGCGCGGCCCATGCACCCGCCGTCTTCTTGTAGACGACGAGCGTCACGGGATCGATCGTCACGTCGCCGTTCTCGCCGACCTGATCTTGCGGCTTGCCGCTGTAGTACGGCACGCCGTACGGTTTGTCATCGGTGCGCGGCGCGCCGTAGGCAATCCAGCCGCTGCCGGTAAGTTGCGAGGTGCCGGACATATCACTCTCCTTCGGGTTCTGCGCCGTTGGCGCGGTTGATCATTCGCAAAATGTGCTCGACGGTCTCGCGACGGCCGAGGCGGAATGTGGTCTCGCGCTCGCCTTCCTGGCCGCCCGAGACGAACACGGCGCCCGTGAAGCGCCGCACGAGATCGTCGAGCACGAGCGCGCCGGCCGGGCTCTCAAACACGACGCGATAGTCGTCCGGCGTCGCGCGCTGCTCGACGGATGCCCCTTCGATCTGCGCTTTCATTGGTTCGCCACCATGCGGCCGGCGGCCGCGCTACCCATCGACTTCATGACGTCGCCCTGTACCTCCATGCCCATCTGCTGCTGCGCCTGCTGAGCGGCGGCCTGCTGCTTCTTCTGGCGGAACGTGGCGACGTCCTTGACCGGCCGCATGATCGCGTCCGGCACGCCGAGGTTCTTCGCGGTCTGCCGCACGGCTTCGTCGGTGTCGACGTTGTCGATGGCGCTCTGGTCGACCTGCGCAATCACGGTCAGGTCGCCCATCAGGCGCTCAATCGCGGAAACCTCTTCGAGCTTCTGCGCGCGCGCGAGCGGCGATTGGTACTGCACCGCGAAGTTCTGCCCGCCGAGCGAATCAGGCGGCGGCGGAAACACGCCCGCGCGGTATGCGAGACCGAAGCACCGCGCGATCAGCGGCTGCAGGTACTCGGCCTGCAGGCGGCCGTAGATCGGCCCGAGTAGCTGTCGGATCAGGTCGACTCGCACGTGCACTTCGGTCGCCGTCATAGCCGGGCCGTCCTGCGGCTGGAGCTGGTCGGCCATCAGTGTCTTGCGGATCTGCGCCTGCAGCTTCTCGATGCGCGTCTCGGCGAGCTGGAAGTTCGACGACGGCTGCAGCGGCTTCATGCTGTCGACGCTGTTCGCGACGATCACCTTGCGCGGGCCGACCTTCACGGTGCGCGGGTTCAGCACCCCGTCGTCCTCGGCGATCCACATGCCCGACACAGCAAGGTCGAGGTTCGCGTATTCGAGCTTGACGATGTCGTTGAGCGTGCGGATGTCGGGCAGCGCGTCGAGCAGCGGGCCGACGCCGTAGACGCTATTCGGGATCTTCTTCCAGCGCGCGACGATCACGGGCATTTCGTGGTAGCCCGACTCGCGGATGACATGCTTGTGGTTGCACGCGAACGTCACCGACGCGATCGGCATGTTCTTCGCGCGCAGCGCACCGACGATGTACACGTCGCGCGGGTAGATCGCCTGGCACAGGTCGATCAGCTCATCGGGCTTATTCTTCGCCTTGTCGATGATCTCGGGCGGCAGCGAGTCGCCGCGCTGCTTGAAATCGGTCACGCACTGCTCGGCGGTCATCTGGTAGCAGCGGAACACGATGTCGACCGGGCCGCCCTGCTTCGATGCTGCGCAGTACACGCCTGCCATCGGCCAGTGCTCGAAGTACAGGCCGCCGGTGTCGCGGTTCTCATCGACGTACAACGCGAACCAGCCGGCCATGCAGTCGGCGATGCCGTCAGCTGCCTCGCTGTCAAAGTTCGCGCTGTGGATGTTTTGCCAAAGCACCTCGCTTGCCTCGTCGAGCCACCGCTCGCCCTCGTCGTCGGTCCCGTTCACCGTCATCGTGAACCAGAGCGAGTTAGCGGGCGTCATGCCGGACATGATCGACGCCTCCAGCGTGCGTTTCGCATCGGTCGCCGTCGAGTCGAAGATCAGCGACACGACCTGCGCGATCTGGTTCGCGTCCATCATCTGGCCGTCGAGCCCGGATGCACGCACCGGATCGGTGAGCATGAAGCAGTTGCGCCAGACCAGCTCGTGGACCTGGCGCTTCGACTTCAGGGTTTCGAGACGCTTCGCGAGAGTTTCGCCGAGGCTGTCGATCATGGCTTATTGCCCGAGTGAAGATTTCGCGGACGAAAGAACAGAGGACGGAACGCCGGTACCGCCACTGCCAGCAGCGCCGCTCGCGAGAGAGCTCGCGACGCCACGCCGACGCTTGTCGACGGCACCTTGCGCGCCCGCAGCTGCATCCGGCGCAGCGCTCGCTGCGGCCGACTGCTGCGGCGGATTGACTGGCTTCCCCGTGTCCGCATACACCTTGCCGCCGGAGTTACCGACAAAGCCCTGCAGAATTTGGCCGATGTCACACATTCGCGCGCCTCCTACTGGCCGAGCGTGTTCTTCGCGCTCGCAAGCACGGAGGACGACGAGGCTCCCGTCGAACTGCCGGCGCCAGTCGCAAGCAGGCTTTGTGCAGCGCGGCGGCGCTTGTCAGCTGCGGCTTGCTCACTCGCTGCCTGCGCTGCCTGTGCATCTGCCGTACTCGCCGCGCTCGCTGCGGTGGTGGTCGTAGTCGCCGCGGGCGCCACACTGGCACTTTTGCCGCCGCCGAAGAAGCTGCCGATCGCGCCGAGAACATCGCACATGGTCGGCTCCCGTTACTTGAAGTTGCGCGGGATCTCGCGCGGCGCCGACGGCACGATCCAGCCCTGCTGCGTGAGCACGGGGCCGGCGATGTCCATCGGGTCGATCTCGTCGCGGTGTGGGAGCTTGCGCTCGGCCGATCCGGCTCCCGTCGACATTCCGGCCGCAACCGCTTGGCGCTGCTCGCGGCGCGCCGCGACGGCGGCGAGAGCAGCCTTACGCGCCGTCTCCTGCGACGGCAGTTCGCCGGCACCCGCGAGCGATTGCTCCAGTTCCTTGCGCTTCTTGCCGACCAGGTCGTCGCGCACCTGCGGATCGACCGCGGCCCATTCCTCGGCCGACATGCCGCTCGTTTCGAATGCGCCGATCACGATCTCGGCGAGCGGCACTTCGCGGCCGGCGATGGTCAGCACCGCATCGGTATCGGCGCCGACGATCGGCGCGGGCCCGTCTTCGGTCGGCGTGATCGCGGCCGCGCCGGGCAGCTGCGTTGCGTAGGTTCGTTTGGACATTCCTGCACCTCCGTGGATGGTGCAGGCGAGTATCGGACTGCGAGGGTGTCGGATTCCCGTCTATCGCAGGGATTCGGAGACGGACGGCATGCGCTGAACGGTGGGCGCGTCATCGGGTGCGTTGCCCGTGACTTGCGCCCAAAGCTTCAGCAGCGTGACGCCCGCGTAGTGCTTCGGCTCGGCGCCGAGGTTGCGATAGCCGAGCAGCGTCGTGCGCGGGATCTGCGTGTACTGCGCAATCTCGGCGAGGGTGAAGTCGGCCCGCCGCACGTCCTCAAGGACGCGGAACCAATCGACGGCGCGGGCGGGCTCGACTCGGGTCATGCGTTACAGCGCGTCCACGAAGGCGCGCAGGCGCGACTGCAGGTCGCCCATGACAATCGCCTCGCCGGCTTCGAGCTTCTGCAGCAGCGACTGCGCGTGCGGCTTGGCCGCCGTGGCCGCGTTGTACAGCCCCTGCCACTTCGCGACCTCGGCGTGCGTGTCGGTCAGCTGCTGCTGAAGCGACGCGATCTCAGCGCGCAAGGCATCCGCCGCGGTGTCGCCGCCGAGCGATGCATCCTGCGCAGACGATGCAGTGTCGCTTGCGGATTGGCCGGCCGCAGGCGACGCAGCGGCGTTTGGGTCGTCACCCTGCACGGCGTCGCCAGATCCCACCGATGCCTGCATGTCCGACACCGGTTGAGCCGAGAGAGCACCCGGGGCGCCCGGTACAAGCGCCGAAGGTTGCGCAGCGGCAGTGCTCGACTCCCCCACCGCGGCCGTGCCAGCCCCCTGCATGTCCGTTTTCGCCGCCTCGTTCGAGGGCTCGGTGGTGCTCGGTGCTGCGTTGATGTCGCTCATGCTGCTCTCCTTTGGTGCTGCTGGTTGTCGCGCCAGTCGATGAACGGCCGGCGCAGGAAGTGGTGAAAGCGATCGATCGCGTGCGCGTCGGTCGCGAGTTCGCGTCGCGACTCGACCTTGCAGACGATGCGCACGAACTGCGCGGCCTGGTCGACCGTGACCGGCTCGCCGTTGACGAAGCCACCGACCCATTCGCGGAACAGCGGGTCGCGCGGGAGCATGCCGGCGAGTTGGACGAGGTTCATGCGAACCTCGCGACAGACGTAAGAGCGACGCCAAGCGCCGGCCACGCATGCGAGGAAACGCCGTAAAGCGGACCCGGCTGCGACTTCGTGCCGATCTGCGGCGTCTTGCCACCGCCGACGCGCGGGAACAGGTCGATGATGGCCTGACGCACGTTCGGGTCTTTCGCCTGCGTCGTGCCGCACAAGTGCAGCTTCACATCCCGGCGATACACGAGCCGCACGGCATCAGGATCGCGCCATGCCTGCTGAAACCGGCCGATCCATACGCATGTCTCGAACACTTCGCGGCCGACAGCCATGCCGTAGCTCGCGATCATTTCGATGCTCAACGCATCCGCCCGCGAAGGCCGCTCCAATCGCGCGAGCAACTCGGCATTCGGAAACACGCCGCTATCGAGCACACGGTGCGTGTCGGCCTCGTATTCGCACCATCCGCTCTGCGTGGTGCCGGGGTCGATGGCGAGGATCAGCATGCGCCCTCCTGCCCCAAATGCGCGCACGCGCGCGCGTCGTTCGTGTGGTGCGTCATGCCACGCTCCAGAGCCGCAATCCCTGCGCACGATAGTTTTCGACGATGGTGTCGCGGATCTTCCGGTACTCGTCGGCCAGCGACGCATTCGGGCATTCATCGATCACGCGTCGGCCAGCGGGCGACGAAATCGCGTCGGTCGCGCAGCGCAAGACGCCCGACGTCAGCGGCTTGCCGGACGCCGATGCACCGCGCATCAGCAGCCGATACGCCCATTCGGCAGTGATCGCACGCGGCGCGGCAAGCGGCGCGACGATCTCGCGTTCGAGCGACAGGTTCGCGGCCACGACTTCCGGACGTGCTCGGGACTGGTCTGTGAGCGCCGCGTGTGGCGTGAATTCGACGGCGCGCGAATGCTTGCAGAGCGCGTAGAACTCGGACAGCGACGGCGGGAACTTGAGCGTAATGAGTGACTCGACGCCGGCCTTCAGCTCCTTCGACGACAGCTTGCGCAGGCCGCGTGCCCACTCGATCTTCACGCCGAACAGGTCGTCCTGCGGCCACTTTTCGAGGAACGCATTGCCCCACATCCGGCCCATGCGCTTGAACAGCTCCGTGACCCAATGCTCGGGTACGGCATCCTGCGGCCAGATCTCAGCCGATGCGTTTGACATGTCCATCGATCACCTCTGCGGGTTGTGCTGCGGTTCGGTCAGGGGAGGTGCTGGTGCCCGTGAGTTCGGCCCAGCCGTTGCGGCGGCGCTCGTCGCGCTCGGTGCGTGCGGAGGGCGAGGCGCGCGCGGCGTTCGCATTCGCCATGCACCGGTCGACGTACAGCGGCAGGCAGACGATGGGCTCGCTCGCATCCCGGATCGCTGCGGCAACGGCAGCGTCGACGAATGCAGCCGTAAGCCCCGCGTTCGTCCAGCTCGCGAAGACCGGCCAGAGCTTCTTCCGGTCGTTGACGTTCGTCGGATCAGCCTCGAAGCCGTGCCTGTCGCGGAAGTGCCGAAGCCACTCGGCCGCGTCCTTCGGGCGAAAATCGTCGAGCGCGTCTCGCGCGGGTTTACCGGAAGCGATGACAGAACCTACGGGGTTAACAGATCCGCTCCGCTCCGCTCCGCTCTGTTCTGTTCTGTTCAGAGTGTTTTCCGGCGGAATTCCAGCGGAAGCATGAGGGTCTTCCGGCGGAACATCAGGTGCGTTTCCGGATGGCGCTTGCGACTTTCCGGTGGAAACAGATGGGAATTCCTCCGGAAACAGTTCGCGTTCCAGCGGACGACCCATATCGATCCACGTTTCGAGATCGGGTACTTCCAGCGGAGATTGGCCTTTTTCCAGCCGCGCCTTGTTCCGTTTCCGCATGCGCTCGCCGAGTTTGTCGTGCGCGTGCCGGTGCTTCGAGAACCACGCAGCATTGACCTTCTCGGCCAGCACGGGGTGATATAGCCGGCCATCGCTGCATTTGATCCAGCCGTGCAGCGCACCATCGCGCACGGTATGCCACGTCGGATCGAGTTTGCCCTTGTGCCAATATCCCGCGCGCTTCGCGAGCCACTCGTCGTTGTCGGGCATGCTGCCGGCCGGCACCTCGTGCCACGAGACGCACCAGAGCAGCATCGCCGACCAGCATGCTTCCGGCGATTCGTCATGCACGAGGTCGGAACCGAGCAGCCGCGGAACGTCGATCGGCATCTCGCGGAAGTTCCGCAGGTCGCAGTCGGCAGGGGTGAGAGGATTCGGGAGTTCGGCCATCGCGCTCACCACTGCTGGTGCTTCGACTGCAGGTACTTGAGCGCCATCAGCTCGAGCGACTGCAACTCCTTCTGCTCGACCACGATCGCGTCGACCGGCGCCGGCTGCAGGCCGACCGCAGCGAACAGCACGGCCCACCGCGGCAGATCCTCCAGCATCCGGCTCACCGTGCTTGCCGACACGCCCAGGCATTCCGCTGCATGCGCCTGCGTGGCCCGTGCAATCGCGCGCAATACCTCGCCTTCGATCCGTGCACCGAGCTTGCGGGTGTTTTCGATCTCGTCAGACGAAACTGTTTCGACGGTGCTCATGCGGCCACCTGGGCGGGTTGGAGCGAGCCCGATTCGAACTGATCGAGCCGCGCGAAGTAGTCCGCAAGCGCTTCGATCTTGCTGACGGCGGGGTCTTTGATCTGGCCTTGGCCGATCTTGCGGATGGTGGAAATCGAAACGCCGGAACCTTTCGCGACGTCGGGCCAGCGCCCGCGCGTCTCGGCGAGGCGGCGTTTCACGAATACGGACGGCTTTTCACTGGGGACCATTTTCGGCTCCGAGGGGGTGTTTTGCCGAAGTATAGACCGTTTATGGCTATTCCAACAAGCCACAGAGGGACGATGATGCAATCCATAATTGGCTACATGAAAGAACTACCGAAAGACATCGTCGGGAAGCGGCTCGCAGCGCTGATGGATCGCTCGCCGGCCCTCGGCACACAACAGAAGCTGGCCGCCCGCACGGGAATCGGCCAGACGACCATTGGTCGTATCCGGCGCGGCGAAGTGAACGCGACCGCCGACAACATCAAGCGGATAGCGGACGCGTTCGGCGTGGCCGTCAGCTATCTTTACGGGGAGACGGACGAGCATGGCCTGACGCGCGAGCAGCGCATGGCAATCGCTGCAGCGTCAGACAAAGGGCCTTTCGACGAGAACGTCGTTAGCGGCCCGACCATCAGAGGGAAATTGCCGTTGATTTCGTGGGTGCAGGCGGGGAACTGGACAGAGGTAGTCGATAACTTTCAGCCGGGCGATGCGGAGGACTGGATTCCGTGCCCGTTCAATCACGGGCCGAACGCCTTCGTGCTACGAGTGGTCGGCGAGAGCAACTACGATCCGACCGGCCCGAAGTCATACGCGCCCGGAGACTTCATTGCCGTGGACCCAGGGCGCGATCCAATCAATCGGAGCATGGTCGTTGTACGGGTCGATCACGATGATCGAGCCACGTTCAAGCAGCTGCTGATGGACGACGACGGCACAATGCTGTTGAAGGCACTGAATCCGAACTGGCCGAACGGGGTATTCGCGATGCCGAAGGGCTCGCGGATCGTTGGTGTTGTCATTGGAAAATGGATACCGGAATGAACAAAAAATATCTCGCTTTCGCCGTGTGCGGGCTGTTTCTATGTTCTGTTGCGCAGGCAACGGACTGGCGCACTATCGCTGATAACGGCACCTATTCGCTCGCGTTTGATCCGTCATCTATTCGACACCTACCCGATGGCAGAACAAAAGCATGGTTCCTGAAGTCCTTTGCCGAGGAAAAGGCAGCTGAAGGCGCATTCATTCGACAGCCATATCGAAGCGCAAAAGAACTTGAAATATTTGATTGCAAGCAGGGGACCTTTGCCGTCGGAATGGTGATTTATTACACCGGCGAATCCGGAAAAGGTGCAACAGCCGGGATGTTTCAGCCGATAAAAGCCCCGGCCCCAGAGGATATGTTTGAAGTGGTTCCGGGAAGCGCCAGCGAATCAATGTTCAACGCAGGCTGCCCAAGCAAACGCAAGGCCTCGATGTAAAGCTCAAGCAACAGCACCAACCGCCTCCGGGCGGTTTTTTTTCGTCCTCGCGAAATTCAGACCGTTTATGGCTTGACACTCAGACCGATTAGGGTCTATCGTTCTAGCCATAGACGGTCTGAACCAGAGGAAACCATGCTCCACCCCCACCCGATCACCCCGCGCGCGCTGCCGTCGGCTGCCGATGTCTTCGCGTTCGAGCTGAAGCAGCGAATCCTCGCGAACGGCGCACGTCTGGCCGTCGCGTTCGACGACAGCGGCGCGCGCCTGCAGAACGCGATGTGCCGGGAGCTGTTCAACGCGACCGGTGAGGCATTCGTCGCTGGCTCGTTCGTGCGCGTGGGGGCCTGAAATGTTGCGGACCACCACCACCGAACGCGCGGCCGACTTCTGGTCGGACCGCACGAAGCGCGAGTACGACGACGCGATCGACGCCGAGCAAGCGGCGTTCGAGCGCGCATCGGCCGAGGTCGAGATTGACGACGTGATCGACGCGATGGCGGAGCTGCCGGCCAGTTTCCGCGCGAAGGTGATGAACGCCTTCCTCGACAAGTCGGACCACGCCCACTTCGTCTACCTGCTCGAAATCCTCTTCGAAGACGCGTTCAACGCGGCCGCCGAAGGCATCGCGCGGCGCAAGGGGTATTGAGCATGACCACCACCCGCCTCCTGATCGGCGCCGCTGCGCTGCTGATCTTCGCCGCTGTCGCGATCGTGTGCGCGATCGCACGCGTGAACGACGACGACCACCACCGCGGCTGAGCCGCAAACCACCGTAGCCACCTGGAGACCATCATGGCCCAACGCAAGCCCGCAGTTACGACGCTCCTGAAGAACGCCCAAGCTCGCATCGCAGAGCTGGAGAAGAAGGTCGAGATCGATACCAAGACGATTAAGTACCACGAGAAGCGCGCCGAAGAAGCGCAGGCTGAACTGCAGCAGCTTCATGCGTTCTTCGATGCGCTGCCGGGCACGATTCCCGAGCAAGACAAGGAATCGTACAAGCGCAACAACGCCATGACGCGCCTCGCTGCGTGGCTCGCCACGTCGCGCGCATAACTGCGGCCGCGCACCACACCGAGGGACCACATGGACAAGATCAACGACGGCGGCCCGGCGTTCGGGCAGGTAGTCGAGCTCCGCTGCGTGCGCGTCGAAATGGACGGCAGCGCGGAATACGAGCCGGAAGCGATGTTGCACGGCGGCCTGACCGTGCGCGACTACTTCGCGGCGAAGGCGATGCAGGCGTTGCTTTCTCGTAATCCCGACCCTCTCCCCGCGCCGCAGTGGTTTCAGCCTGGACATGAAATCAACGATGCACGGCGTTGCTACGCGATTGCCGACGCCATGCTTCGCGCGCGAGGTGAAGCATGAACGAGATCAAGCACACGCCGGGGCCGTACCACGTCAGCGGCACCGGTCGACACCTCCACATCGGCTCGGTGCATTCGCCGATGACTCTGGCCTCGCTGAATGAAGTGCACATCGACACGCCGGGAAACGCCCTGCTGTTCGCAGCTTCGTTCGACATGGCAATGGCCCTCGAACTGATCGCCGCCGACGCCGACGCTGGTAACAGCCGTCTCACGTCCGGCGTCCGCCTCGCCCTCGACGCCGCGCTGATCAAGGCCAGCCGCAAGGCTGCGCCTGAGCCGGTGCGGCACGTGACGATTGCGGGGGTGAATTGATGAGCGCGAAGGCCCTCAAGGCATGCGCCGACTACGCGCGTCTCAACGCGGAAATCAAGCGCCTCACGAGCGAAATCGCAAGCGTCCTTCATTACTGCAAGGGCGTTCGTGGAACCTACGGCATTGGCGAAGACGGCATGGTGTACGGCGATCCCAACGATGTCACACACCTGAAGGATGCGTTCACGCCCGACAAGGACGACCAAGGCTATGCCGTCTTCATGACAGATGCGGAGATTCGCGAATATCTCTTCGAGAACTGCGATTGCTGCCTGAAGGCATATGGCTTTGTGCTCGAACGGAAGTTGGCAAAGAAGGCGCTCGGCGCAGTGAAACGCTCGATCGGCGCAATCGGCCGCGCTGAACTCCGCAAGGAGGGCTGGTGATGCGCGCCCCTCTCACCCGCCTACCCGACTGGTTCCCGCTCGCGGTGCTCGGCGCGCTGTATCTGATCGCGTCGGGTGTCGCGCCGGCCTATGAACTTCTCGCGGGGCTCGCTCGATGAACCCGATCGCCTACCTCTGCTACGCGCTCGACCGCCTGTTCGAACGCAGCCCGGTCGCCGGGATCATCGTCGCGATCGTGATCGCGTTCCTGTGCGCGATCGGCATCGCGTCGATCCCGGATTCCACGCTCGCGGTGCGCGCGGCTTGGGGGACGTGATGCTTATCGAACACCTCGACATCGACGAGTACCACCGGCACGCGGCCGTCAGCAAGTCGCAGCTCGATACGATCAACGTGTCGCCCGCGCACTTCTGGGCGTTGCATCGCGATCCGCAGCGGCCGGCACCCGTAACACGCGGCGGTCAGCTCGAAGGGGCGCTCGCGCACTGCGCGATCCTCGAACCCGACGAGTTCTCGAAGCGCTATGTGCTCGGCCCGGCGCTGAACCGCAACACGAAGGGATGGAAAGAGTTCGTCGAGGCGAACCCGGACCGCATCGCAATCCAGCAGGACCAGTACGACACAGCATGGCGTCAGTCGGACGCCGTCCGCGCGCTGCCGGAGATTCGCGAGGCGCTGTCGCGCGGCCGTGCCGAGGTGTCGGCGTTCTGGACGGATCCTGCGACGGGCGTGGCGTGTCGCTGCCGGCCGGACTTCGCCAGTGACGTCAGCGAATCGGCCGTGATCCTGCTCGACGTGAAGACGTTCAGCAGCGCTGCGCCGGACGAGTTCCGGCGGCAGGCCGCGCGCAAGCGTTATCACGTCCAGGATGCCCTGTATTCGGATGGATTCTCGATCGCCGCCGACGTCGATGTGCTCGCGTTCGTGTTCGTCGCGGTCGAATCCGACTACCCGCACGCCGCGCACGCGATGATGCTCGATGAGATGTCGCGCGTGCAGGGCCGCGCCGACTATGCGCGAAATCTCGCCACATACGCGCGTTGCGAAGCATCCGGCCAGTGGCCTGGCTACCCCCCTGCAATCTCCCTCATCACCTTGCCCGCATGGGCCTTTCAGGACTGAACCATGAACGAACTCGTTGCATCCCCGTTTGGCAATCGCAGCACGGCCGTCGCCGATACTGCCGGCGCTCGGCAGGACCAGAGCCGCGAACTCGCGGAAACACAGGTCAAGTACCTGATGGCGCAGCAGTTCCCGCGCGATGTCATCGCGAATACCGACAAGATCCTGAACGCGTTCACGCGCCCGACGCTGGCCGAGCAGTCGCAGTACCAGTTCTCGCGCGGCGGCAGCGACATCAGCGGCCCGAGCATCCGCGCAGCCGAAGCGATGGCGCAGCAGTGGGGAAACATCGAGCAGGGTTTCCGCGAGCGCTCGCGCGGCGTCGACGCGAAGGGTGTGCCGTTCTCGGAAGTCGAAGCATTCTGCGTCGATCTGGAAAGCCGCACGACGAAGCGCCTGCAGTTCATCGTGCGCCACTGGCGCGATACGAAGACCGGCGGCTACCAGCTGAAGGACGAGCGGGACATCTACGAGCTGATCGCCAACCAGGCGCAGCGCCGCGTGCGTGCCTGCATCCTCGCGCTGATCCCCGGCGACGTCGTCGACGCGGCCATGCAGCAGGCCGAAGTGACGCTGAAGGCGAAGGCCGACACGTCGCCGGAGGCGGTGCAGAAAATCATCGCCGCATTCGACCAGTTCGGCGTGACGAAGGAACACATCGAGAAACGAATCCAGCGCCGCCTGGACGCGATCACGCCGGCGCAGGTCGTCAGCCTCAAGCGCATCTACGCGAGCCTGCGCGACGGTATGAGCGGCCCGGAAGAGTGGTTTGAGATGGGCGAACCCACGGCGGCCGCCGGCGAGACGACGACGCTGAAGGACATTGCAGCGCGCGGCGCGGCGCGCAAGCCGAAGAAGCCGGCCGACGAAGCACCGCAGCCGGCTGACGGCCCGATCGTCGACGAGGCGGAAATGATGCGCCGGATCGAGTCGTGCACCGATGTCGACGTGCTCGACATCTGCGTCGACGAAGTGCGCGACTACCCCGACGAAGTGCGCGAGCGTCTGACCGAAGCGTACAACCGGCGCCGCGAAGTGCTGCTCGGCGCCTGACATGAACACGTCCAACGACCTGCACCGACTCGTCGCTGCGATCCGGCACGACCCAACGATCTGCCCGATCGACCGCGAGCTGTTCCGCCCGCTGTTCGCCGCGTTCGACGGCGGCAACGTGTTTGCGGTGCCAGAGTACGTCGAGAAGCGCGTGCGCCACTACGCCGGCCGCGTCTCGCCGCAGAAGCAGTAACCCGCCACCACCGGAGATACCCAGATGAAGATGTTCGAAATCGACCGCGCGCTCGTGAAGGTCCGCAGCGTCACCAACGTGCCCGAGTTCAAGGGCGAAAAGCGCGAACACGCGTGCTCCGTGAAGTACGAACTCCAGACCGACAACACGGTGCTCGACGTGCTGGAGCCGGGTTTGCGCAAAGCGTTCTACGAGAAGGACACCGGCAAGGCGAAGGTGAACGACGACGGCCAAAGCGAGCTGTCGCTCCCGCGTCAGGATCTCGACCTGACGCAGCGCCGCCTGCCGCTCGTGCACATGCCGCTGAAACTGAAGAAGGACTTCGCCGGCTACCGCCTCGTATACCACTGTGGCGCGACCGAAGCATCCGAGATCAAGCTCGGCGAGGTGCAGCTCTCCGATTTTTCGGTCGACCTGCAGCCGGGCGGCACGGTCCTCGTGATGTTCAGCTCGTACTCGAAGCCCGGCGCTGACGTTCAAGGGCGCATCGACCACATGGCGCAGACCGAGGTCGAGATCACGCTGCTGCCGCCCGAGGAAAAGCAAACCGACCTGGTCGGGAAGGACGGCAAGAACACGAAGAAGACCGCCGCCGAGAAGGCCGGCGACGATCCGTTCGCCGGTTCTGACCTGGCGCGCGGCGCGCAGGCGGCGCAGCAGTGAACCACGTGCCGCGCGGCGCGCGTGCGCGGCGCGGCAACCCGGCGCAATCGCTGGGTGCTCGGGTGACGGGTGGGCGCCGTCACAACGCCAACAGATCTGCAGCGCGGCGCTTTCATGCTAACCAGCTGCCACATGCTAGCCGAGCGCCCAGCCATTGAGGCTGACCACTTAACAGAGGACGACGAGTGAATGAGCTTCATCTTTTCGCGGGCGCTGGTGGAGGAATCCTTGCAGGTCAACTGCGGAGAAACCGATGCGTATGCGCCGTTGAATTTGATCCCTACGCCCAAGCCGTCCTTGTCGCTCGGCAAAACGACGGCACCTTTCCTCCGTTCCCGATTTGGGATGACGTTCGAACCTTTGACGGACGGCCTTGGCGAGGAATTGTTGACATCGTGGCTGGCGGGTTTCCCTGCCAGGACGTCAGCGCAGCCGGAACCGGTGATGGCCTTGACGGCGAACGAAGCGGACTCTGGACCGAAATGGCTCGGATCATTCGCGAAGTACAGCCCCTCGGAGTCGAAGTGGAAAACAGCCCAATGCTCACTTCTCGGGGACTCGGACGAGTTCTTGGAGACTTGGCCGCGATGGGGTTCGATGCGGAATGGGGAGTGTTTTCTGCGGCCGATACAGATGCCCCTCATCTACGGGAGCGCATCTGGATCCGAGGTTATGTGGCCGACGCCAACCGTGCACGGGAATCACAACATGCCAGGCGCGAGCGCGAGTTCGGGGTGGGGCCTGTCAAGCGCCGCGAAGCTCTGGCCCACGCCGACAGCAAGCCTTGCGGACAAGGGCGGCCGGATTACGCCGCGCAAGGGGCGCGAGGGCGGCACGCTGATCAAGGCGGTGTCGTCGCGGATGTGGCCTACGCCGTGCGCGAGCGCGAGCAAAGGATCATCGCCGGCGGCGCTGAAGCGCAAGAGCGGGAAGGATCGATCGAACGATCGGATCGACCACGCGGTTATGGCTTCGGACGGTGGCCAGCTGAACCCGGAATGGGTCGAGTGGTTGATGGGATGGCCCATCGGGCACACCGCATTAAAGCCCTTGGAAACGGCCAGGTACCGCGAGTGGCTGCAACAGCATTCACCCTTCTCTCACGATGAAACGGACCACCACCATGAAGACCACCGATAAGAGCGCTGATGCGCTGACGGACGACCGGGAGCGCCAATGAAGTCAGTGCTTGATCCTTGCTGCGGCAGCCGAATGATGTGGTTCGACCGCGAAGACGGCCGGGCCGAGTTTGGCGACATCCGCTCCGAGACTGTGACCGTCACCGACCGCTCACACCGTGAGGACGGCACGCGCACGCTCACCGTTGCGCCCGACCGGATCATGGACTTTCGTGCGCTTCCACATGCCGATGGCTCGTTCAAGCTCGTCGTGTTCGACCCGCCGCATCTGGAACGTGCCGGCCCGCGATCGTGGCTTCGTGCGAAGTACGGCGCGCTCGACGCGGCCACATGGCGCGACGATCTGCGCGCGGGCTTCGCCGAATGCTTCCGGGTGCTGGAGCCGGCCGGCGTCCTGATCTTCAAATGGAACGAAACGCAGATTCCCGTCCGCGAAATCCTCGCCCTGACCGCTGAGAAGCCCCTGTTCGGCCATCAGTCCGGCAAGCGCAGCGCTACGCACTGGATCTGCTTCATGAAGGGAGAAAGCCATGTCGAATGATTCGAAGTCCCCTGTCGAGCAGCACGAAGCAGCGCCGGCCGATATGCAAGAAGCGTTCGAGCGCTCCGAGTTCTATTTCAATGGTGAATCGCCGCTTGAACGTGACCACAACTGGAAAGTGTGGATAGCCGCGTGGAAGGCCGCAACTGTGCCGCCGAGGACGTTCATCAAGGACATTCTTCGTGGCGTTGCCGAAAAGTACCGCGCTTCGGGTTTGCCGAAGATAGCCGCAGAACTTGAATCGCTTTGCGGCGCACCCTCCGCCCCGCTCGAAGGCACGGGCAATGGGGCGGATGAGCGGGCGGCTTTCTCAATCAGCCCGCTGCAACTTCGCTGGATCAAGGATAACGTCCGTGATGCCTACGATACGGGCTATAACGATGCTCGGCGCAACGGCGCGGTGAGCGGAGACAGTGCGCCCGGTTATCGCGGGCGTGACATCGAAAAATAGAAGGGCGCTGAACTGGCGGCAATTCTCGAACGTACCACCCGCGCCCCTCGCACTGAGGTGGCGGCTAAGCCGATTGCATGGGTGCGGTATCGCAGTGACGGCGGCTTCGAAGGCCCGATCATGGACACCGATGAGCGCATATGCGACGTGCGGCGCAAGTCTGGTGCGTGGACACCGCTTTATGACCGCCCCGCGCTTTCTGCGATTCCCGCAGGGTGGATGCTTGTCCCGAGGAACCGTGGCACGAAGCCGCTTGCAGAGCTCATCATCGCGGCAAGTCTGGCGTGCGTCGAAAATCGACTTATGGACGATGACGACCGGCGTGAGTTTGCGCAGTTCGCGGATCAACTTCAGCATGCCCCGCAACCTCCCTACGCAGATGCAGCGGCAGCGCAGGCAGACGAGCGGCCCAAACCGAGCCTTATCGCCAGCACCAAGACAATCAACGCGGTGTCCGCTGCGCTCGACGCAGTCCGAGAGTATGCGAACAGTCAAGTCGCGGACCAGATGAATCGCGCGGTCAACATGTTGCTCGACGAGCTTGGGCAAGCCCGCGCGGCAGCATCGCAGCCCGCAGCGGCAGCGGGGCAAGAGGCGGCGGTCTATCAAATCCTGACCGAGGAAGGCGCGTGGCTCGACGTGCCACATAAGATCTACGAGCGGAAGAAAAGCGATCCGGCGCTCACGCGCGTCGTCTACACCGCCCCGCCCGCGCAGGTCGCCACTCGGCAGTTGACGGACGAGCAGCGCAAATCGATTTGGTGGGCGGTTCTCACAGCCGAAGCAGATGAACCGACTCCCGGATCGCTGATGCATCGACGCGCGCAGGACCTTCGCGCCCTTCTCGAAGGAGCCAAGCGATGAGCGATTACCACCGCTACCGCTCGATCGCGGACGATCTGAAGGCGGCCGGAAACCACGTCGCCGCCGAAGCCATCGATGAGCTGCTGACCGGTGCCATGGTCGCAGACGTTTCCAAACAGAAAGCCGCTCTACACGAGAAACGCATCGCCGAGCTGGAGGCTGCGTTGGAAATGGTACGCGGAATCCGGTATCAGGAGATGCGCCTTCATCTTCCCGAAGGCGGCCACGTCAGCCTGCGCTGGCCCGAGTCGATGTCCCTCGAAAGCGCCGAAATGCTGCGCGAGGTGTTCGACCTCCAGATGAAGGCGCACGCCAAGTACATGTCGAACCGGGCCGCGAAACCCGAACCTGAACAGGGAGTCAAGCAATGAGCCGTCCGGAATACATCATGATCCGCATCAAGCGTCCTGAAGATTACGAAGATGTGTGCGCCGAACTTGTCGCCGAGGACTTTCTCGCGACGCATGACAACGGGCATTGGGAATATGAAGTCACGGACGACGAGGCCAAGCATGAGTAAGACGATCAAAACATCCAGGGGCAAGGAAATTATCGTAGATGCCAGTGATTTTGATTGGATTTCTTCATTCCGCTGGCACATCGACAACAAGGGCTATGCAATCACGAATGTATCTCTTGGGGGCAGCGACCAAGCTCAGGTCAAGATTCACCGTATGGTGATGGGCTTATCCAATGGAGATCCGAAGATCGTTGACCACATCAACGGGAACAAGCTCGATAACAGGAGATGCAATCTTCGAGTGTGCACGAAATCCCAAAACGTCTGGAACCAAGGTCCGCAGAAAACAAACACGACTGGATATAAAGGCGTAAGTAAAAATACGCGCGGCCGGTTCGTTGCTCAGATCGGATGTCACGGTCGCAAATATCACCTTGGTTCGTTCGATACAGCACAAGAGGCGTACGAAGTGTATTGCCTGGCTGCCGATCTACTTCATGGCGAGTTCGCCAATCACGGGAGGCAATCATGAATGTGACGCTGACGGACATCGACGTTTTGATGCTGGCTGAGAAGTTTTCGACACTTAAGGGCGCTTCAACAACGGATCAGATCGGATTCGCTCGCGCCCTCCTCGCCACCCAGCAGCCGGAGCCGCGAGACGAGGTGACGGCCCTCATCAAGGCCGCAGAGCACGTCGTCGAGGCCGATCGTGCATGCGCGCTCGACGACTCCGACATCGACGCGCTGGCCACTGCCATCGACGCCGCCCGTGCAGGAGGTGCATCGTGAGCAGCCGCCGCATCAACAGCACCGCGGTGTTCGACGTCCTACGCGGCGGCACGCACACCGCGCGACAGATCGCGACCAAGCTCGGGACGTCGACCGCTTTCGTGCAGTGCTTTCTCGACACGTTGTTCTACGCCGGTCGTATCCGGATCGATCGGCGCGTGCGTACCGACACCGCATACGAGGTCGTCCCGGCTGCGCTGTCGCGCGCGCCACTCGACACGCCATGCGCCGGGCCGCGCCTCGCACCCAACCTGCAATCCACGCTCGCCGGCTACGATCGCGAGATCAGCCGCCGCGTCGAGCTCGCTATGACCACGAGGGCACGATGATGGAAACGAACGAAGTGATGAACGTAGCCCGCCGCGCGGTGCAGCTCTACGCGGAAACGCACCCGCGCCCGACGCATGTCACGCAGATACAGGCGGCCGAAATGCTAGGGATCAGTCGATGGACCGTGAGCAAGATGGTGAAGGCCGGCGATCTTAGGTTGAACCGGTGCGGCCTGATCCCCATCGAGGAAATCGACAAGGCGCGCGAGGCGCACGTTTAAAGCCGCGCGGCGATCTGCTCGGACGTCTCGCGGTAGTAGTGCTCCTGCAATAGCTTCAGATCCTTTATCCCGCTGATTCGCGACAGCGTCAGCACATCGACTTTGCGAGCCAGGCGCGTCAGCGCCTCGCCTCGCGAGTCGTGGAACGTCATCCCCGTGATCAGCAGCGCGATCTTCGCTTTTCGAAAGAGTGTGCTGAGCGAATCGGCGTCGACGGTAAAGCACTGCTCGCGGTGAGCCACAGCCTTCAGCAGTCGCAGCGCGGGCCGCGGTAGCGGAATCTCGCGCGGCCTGCCAGTCAGGTACTGCATCTTGTGCTCCAACCGTGCAACGCCGGTCTTCATGTTCAGCGTCTTCTTCCCGAGCCCGCGCAGTTCCTTCGCACGCATGCCGCTGCGCAGCGCAACGAGCCACGCGAGCGCGACCTCCTGATTCTTCGTCATCGGCTCCTGTCCCGTCCGATACCCGAGCCAGCGCACGATCCGGCGAACCTCTTTCCAGTGAACGCGCCGCGTACGCGCCGCATTGTCGGGCGGGATGCCGAGGTCAGTGAACGGGTTCGAATCAGTCCACTTCCATTCGCGTCGCGCGATCGTATAGACGTTCCGGTAGAGGTTGATCTCGCGCAGCACCGAGCCGTTCGTGATGCCGATCACCTTCTTGCCGTCGGGCGCGACGTACCCGGCAAGCCGCCGGTCGCGCCACTCGGCCCACATCGGCGTGCCGGCCTGCGACAGTGTCCGCTCAGCGTACTCGGGGAACTGCTTGATGAACGAGGCGATGCGATTCTGTTCCCACTTCGTTCCGCCCTTCTTCGTCGACACGCGGGTCGAGTACTCGGTGAGCGCTTCGCCGAGCGTGTACCGATCAGCAATCGGCATGTCGCGCAGGCGCTTCAGTTCGGCCTCGCGAGCAGCGCCCCATGCGTTCGCCTCGCGGCGCGTGCGCAGCACCTTCGAATCGCGTATGCCGCCGACGTAGACCTGCACGCGGAAGCCGTCTTTGTGTGGGGTGATTGATGCCAT